TGTTATACCAAACCGAATAGAAATCGTCGTCAAGGATTCGAGCGGTGATAATAAGTCCGAGCCTCAACATCCCGCAAGCTAAGTTTTTAGCATTGCCCAACAAGTACCGCGCGCTGATTGCCGGATTTGGTACGGGCAAGACCTGGGCTGGTTGCGCCGCTTTATGCCAGCACGTCTGGAAGCACCCACGCGTAAACTCGGCGTACTATGCGCCGACATATGCGCACATCAGAGATATCTTCTATACAACAATCGATGAGGTTGCGGCCGATTGGGGATTGAGTATCAGGATAAAGACTGCTGATCACGAGATTGATTATTATAGGGGGTCTAAATATCTGAGCACGACAATATGCCGCTCGATGGACAAGCCAGATGGTATCATCGGATACAAATCCGGGCACTCGTTAGTTGATGAGTTTGATGGTTTGTCGCTTAATAAAGCGATAAACGTGCATCGCAAAGTTATCGCGAGGATGAGATACAACATACCCAATCTAAAAAACGGAGTAGACTTTGTTACTACGCCCGAGGGCTTTAAAGCAACATACAAACTATTCGTCGAAGATTTAGTTAAAAACCCGGCGTTGGCAGAAAATTACGGCAGAGTGCACGCAAGCACTTACGATAACAGAGCGAATCTCCCCACCGGATATATCGAGAGCCTGGAGGAGGCATACCCGGACGAATTGATTAAAGCTTATCTTAATGGGCAATTTACTAATCTAACGTCTGGCACAGTATATCGCTCATATGACAAAGAGCGGCATCGTAGCTGCGAGACCGTGAGGCCGGATGATGTTTTGTTGTGTGGTATGGACTTTAACATTGATCATATGTCAGTAAGCATCTATGTGATCAGAGATCGCGCATATCATTTAGTCGATGAGATTGTAGACGGCTACAACACCCCGACAACTGCAAAAATGCTCATAGACAGATATCCCGACAACAAAATAATCATCTACCCAGATAGCTCGGGGAAAAACAGGACGCGCCTGGGCGGAGTTAGTGAGTCAGATATAGGTATTTTGCGCGATGAGTTTGGTTTGGAGTGTCGATATAAAGCGCAAAACCCTCGCGTAAGGGACAGGGTAAACTCGGTCAATAAGGCTTTCGAGGACGGGCGATTATTTGTTAACGATCAGAAAGCCCCTGTATCGTCTGACTGTCTTTTGCAGCAAGTGTACGACAATAACGGCGAGCCGGATAAAAAGTCGGGCAAAGATCATCAAAATGATGCAACTGGCTACCCAATCGCTTACGAACTACCCATCGTCAAACCAGTGCACGGAATAACCATCAAATCAAACTACGGAGCTTAAAATGGCGGTATCAGATCATCACCCACTTTACGATAAGTCGCTCAAAAAAACGCAGCAAGTCACGGACACTTTAAATGGCGGGGAGTCGGTAACTAAATACCTGCGCAGATTTGCCGACGAAGCGCGAAATAAATCTTATCGAGACTACGCTATCTATTACAACGTACCGATGCGGACTGTAAACAGTTTGCTTGGCGCGGCGATGCGTAAACCCGCGACAATAGAGCTACCAAGCGGGATCGATTACTTTAAGTCTGATGCCGACTCAGAAGGTAATTCGCTCCAACAGCTCGCCGGGTCTTGCATCAAAAACGTTCTCCGCGCTGGCCGACACGGGTTATTAGTCGACTATCCGAGGGTGTCCGAGGGCTTGAGTGCAGAGGATATCCGGCGTCAGGGTATACGCCCGTACGTTAAAGAATATATGCACGAGTCTATAATCAATTGGGATCAAGATTCTTACGGTCTCAAATTGATTGTGCTCAAAGAGACCGAGAGCGCCGATCCAGCCAACGAGTTTAGCCACGACACAAAAACAATTTACCGTGTATTGCGCTTAACAAACGGCATTTACACGCAGCAAATATACGACGACGAATTAATACCGCGTGATCTTGTCGTTATCAGAGATGCGTCCGGCAATACATTTAACTACATACCCTTCTATTCTCCTGGGGCGTCAAACAATTCCATCGACCCGGACTATCCGCCACTCTTTGATTTATCAGAAGTAGCTAAGGGGCATTATCGCAATAGTGCGTCGTACGAAGAGGGTGTGCACATGCACGGGCAGCCATTTCTTCACATCGACTCTGGCGAAACATCCGCAGCCGAATTTGTCAAAGTCAATGGAGACAGCATAGGTATTGGTGCAACTAGCGGGATCGTTACGCAAAAGGGCTCAGCCGCATTAGTTCAGGCAGCTCCCAACTCTGCGGCGTTTGAGGCAATGACGCACAAGGAGTCTCAGATGATTCAGCTGGGCGGCAGACTGATACAAAAGGGCGGGGCAAACGAAACCGCAGAAGCGGTGCGCGCTAATAACGGTGCGGAGATGTCCGTGCTCGGAAACATTGTCGCGAACGTCGAAGACGCGTTACGGAATTGCGTTGAGGACGTGATGCTATTTGCCGGTGTTGCCGGGGATTATGAGCTTAGTCTGAACCAGTCATTTTTTGACGAAGAGCCAAACCCGCAAATTATCGCTGCGTTGATGGGATTGCAGTCAACCAGGGTTATACCCGCTGGTGTTGTTTATAATTATTTGCGCCGTACAGAAATAGTAGACAGAGAGACGACTGATGAAGAGATGGCCGAAATGCTGTCTGCCGAAGTTGTCGCGGGGCTTGATTAATGTCGGCCAACCAAGACTTGCTAGACAGCGAAGTTAGGCGGCAGATATTTCTTCAGCGCCACTCGACCATGCTTGTCGGCGAGGAAAGGCGGAGAATAGAGCAGCTTGCAGCTGAGCTGGAGTTGGCGATAAAAAAGAGGCCGGAAGAATTTCCGCTTTGGGAATACGGGCCTTTGCTAAGAGAGCTGGAAGAAATATTAGCAAGGTACGAAATCTCGCTAATCGACAGCATGACCGGAACGGTAGAGTCGGTGGCAGAAAGCGAGGTGTCGTTTCAACAGCGTTTGCTCGATAGCTTGACTGGAGTGGGACCCGTAGTCGCTGCAATAACGGCTCAGTCCGTGTTGACAGCCCTTCTCTTCCTCCCGTCTGCGCGAGGAATCAGGGCTTATACGCCAGAGCAATTAATACAGCACTACATACGCCGCAAGTCTGAGGACATAAATAAAATCATCTCGGCTGGATTGGCGCGGGGACTCTCGACCACGCAAATAGCCGCGCTGGTCAGGAGGCAGATGGATGGCATCGGGACAGATCAATACTCGGCGGTGACAAAGACAATTATTACACATACAGCAGACGTGGCTCGCAGGGGTGTGGTGCTCGCAAACCGAAATTTGTTTTCGGGGGAAGAGTGGGTTTCTGTGCTCGATGAGCACACGACTGCGATTTGTCGCGGGAGAGATGGCGATATTTATCCAATTGATTCTGGGCCACGGCCGCCTGCGCACTATGGGTGCCGCTCACTCAGAGTGCCGTTACTCAAAAACGGCAAAAGTCGAAAGGGCGAAACATACCGGCAGTGGTTAAAACGCCAGCCGGAAAAGGTGCAGGATGAGGTGCTAGGCAAGACAAAAGCCAAGCTATTCCGCGACGGTGGGTTAGAGCTGAAGTCGTTTGTTGATGAGCTGGGTAGGGAATACACGTTAGATGAGCTGGAGGCCTTAAACCCCCTGGCATTCGAGCGCGCCTCTATCACGCAATGACCGATCTTGCAAGCGCTGCTTATGCCATGTTATTATATAGGCCGTAGCGGGTTGCTATAAATGTACGGGGATCGTATGGCACTAAAATATAAGTTAGATAGTTTAGATGATGTCGACGAGCCTTTAAGGGGCTTGTACGCAGAAACGGAGAGCGGTTTTACTCTCAACGTCGAGGGGTTGGATTTAGTCGATCCCGACAAAGCGATAAATGCAATCAAAATGACTCGCAGTGAGCGGGACAAGCTGAAAGCCGAAAATTCAGAGCTGAAGCGCCAGCACGAAGAAACAGAGCGGAAGCGAATGGAGTCACAGCAGGAGTTCGAGGCATTGTACAAAAAGGAAAAGGATGCGGCTGCGAAAATCAGGGATGATTACGCACAGTTTCAGAAAAAATACGTAGACGAAAAGCGCGCGTTTGAGTTGTCGAAGATAACGGCCTCGGTTGCCAAGGATGAGACAAAGCGTAGATTGCTTGAAAAAGAATTAATAGGCTTTGTCGAATTCGACGAAGCG